TGTATATTATGATTTATAATAAACTGTTTAGTTGAAATATAGGCTAGTAAATGCAGCTTCTTAGCATCAATACAGATTTTACATCTATCACAAGCTGCCCATTTGCCACCAGTTGATTCTAATTTCAATGAACCAGTAGTCTTAACCAGTATAGTTGATGGCGAGTTAGGATGTGATTGTAATACCACATTACTCGTACCAGGTTTAGCTGGTGGGGTATACTCCATCACATCGTCTTTAGCCGCATACCACCAAACAGGCTTACGTTTGTAATTGACACAGAAGTCACACACTAGCTGGTCAGATTTCTTTTCGATGATTGTTTTCATATTTCAATATCTCCCAGTTTTAGACTAAAATGAATCTCCTAAATCATACATTTGAAATCTGTTTTTGTTTTCGCATTTTGCGAAAGCTGCGCCCTGTCATATGTCAAGTAAACAATGCCGTGAGCATTTTAACATAATTGTAAAAATGTTGTCAATAGGTAATCTTTACAATCAACCATGTAAATTTTACATAGTCGAAACGTTTTTTCAAACCAACTCTGACCAAAAGCGAAACTAAAGCGAACACTGGCACCTTTTTCAAATCAAAACCGACCAAAAGCGAATGAAAAGCGAACAGACGGTGAGCAAACGGTGAAATGATCTATAAGACGCTAATAGACGTTTAGCCACTGACCGAATGACGGTAGCGGTTAGCAAGCAAGCGTTTGGTAGGATTGCAAATTGCAATGGTACGGAATATGCATTGCCGTCCATTCTCATAATGAGAACTGGCACGTTCTTTGATTGCGAATAATTCGCTATATAGTGCTATGGTGAGCTAATAGACGCATTCGCATTTTATAGATGCTAGGCTAGTCTATCAGATGTATTCGCAACTTATAAGACACATTTCGCATAATGCGCGACCAGGCTGGAGTTATAGCGTCCAATAGCTCAACCTAACGCCCAATAGGCTATGGTACGCGGTATGCAATACATAGTGTCTGATTGCAAACAACGAAACAGGAGATACCGCGCCTATCGATTAACCTTATCCTAGCTTTGTTGGACGTGCCTGAAATGCGTCAAGAGTACGGTGTGGATACTTACTGACCATACCTTATGGAAAGCCGCATAGTAGAAGCACTAGCGCATTACCGCAACAAAGCCGTATACATAGTAATGGACAATCAGCCGGTAGGATACGCTATCGGTAACAGCTAACTAGGCTCTGCATGGCCTAACGTTGAACATGCGAACACGGATGAATCCACTGGAGGATACAAATAGGATTGGTAGAACCTTATAGATTAACTCTGTAACAGCGCGCGAACTTGTGTAGTCTATGCAAGAATCGTGCCAATAGGGATTACTGTGATAATTCATGACTACTAGAGAAGTTTTAGGAGTACTTATTACTAAAACATTTGGTGCGTCCGCTACCAGTGAACGTCCTGAACGTTGGAGTCAGGTTAGCGGTAACTGGTATAAACTTGACAACACCTTTATTGTAGTGTTTGAGGACGATTTTCCTGAATGTCATGGCCAACATCTACACGGTCCATCTATTGGCATATTTGAAAATGACACTAAACGGACCATTCAGCCATGCGACATAATCAGGTTAATCCAGTACCTGTGTTTCGATTATTCACGGCCTAATAGGAATTAGGAGATTATGACAATGAGTAGTGAGATACATCTAACAGTTAAAGAGCGTAGCCAACAGAAGAATTCAGTAGTGTACGAATTCGATTGCGGCTGTGATGCGGTAGTTGATAGCAGTGATGGCTATGTCTTTCTCTGTATAAGCTGCCGTTTGCACATGAACTATGACCGGAGAACACGGTTAGAGGCTACCCGAGAAGCAATTGACGATTACGGCCTGACCGGCTATCCAGTGTGTAGTGTGTGTCGTGAACGTCATCCTTCAGACGACCGTCACCCTTGCGAATAGGAGATTTAGGTTAGCATCCTGTTACAAGGTGCTAACCATACTCCCAATACAGGAATTAGGAATTAGGAATTATAAGCCATCATGCCAGATACTAGGATTTATCCTTCAGTGAAGGAAATCATACAGGCTAAAATCGATGCTAAAGCAGCCTTGGAGGCTAAAGAGGCTAAGCTGCTAGCTGATAAACAGCAGAGTGCAACATTGCCAGTGATAGGTAATGGTATAGCAGAGACAACAGGAAAACAGGAGACTAATATGCCGGAAACTACCGAAACGCGGGCTAGTGCGATGATGGACCGTCTAAAGAATGCTCAGTCATCCGCTCAAGTGATAGAGGCTATGAAGCAGGCTGAACAAGCCAAGGCTGACGAGAGTAAGCCGGTTAGTAAAGCGGACGGTACTAAGAGTGCTGGTAATGGTTCGACTGGTAGTAAGCTGGTTGAACCTAGGCAGTTTACTATGGTTCACTCTCACATGGGACAGACTGATAGCTTTGTGGTCAATATGAATTTGGTTGACCTGATTGGCTATGCCGGCTTTGAGAGAAGCTTATATTCCACTGAAGACGGTAAGCCACTGTCCGAAAAGCAGCTTAAAGAGAAATCATTCCTTGAGCGTTTCCAACGGCAGCTAGACAGTGATAGGGTGCGAGATATCGCTCGATACCTGGTAGATAGTCCACTACACTACTTCCCACCATTAATCTGTGTGCCGAGTAGAGTCGAACTGCACGACAGCCTAGTAGAGAAAGCTAAGGCAAGTGCTAATGGTAGCCACCAGGTTGAGCTTAGTGCTAGCTCAATACTGGCGATTGATGGACAGCATAGACTGGCAGGAATTAAACGAGCACTGGAGGAAATGCTTAATGTTCAGCGTATCGCTCTTAACGCTGAAATGAATCGACTACAGTCTACGCCAATTTTTAAAGCTGATGGTGAGACTGAAGAAGACCGTAACCGTGATATCCGGTTAGTAGAACGACAGATTGTTGAACACGATAACAAAGAGGCTAGCCTGCGAGCTGAGAGTATGCCGGTAGTTATCGTAGCGATATCGCCAGACGATTTAGAGACTAGACAGCAACTGTTTTCGGATATCAACAAGACGCCTAGGAAAGTAAGCAAAGCGATAGCGACACTGTATGACCATGTTGATAAAGCTACAGTGTTAGCCAAGTACTGTGCTGGACTGACCACCTCACAATTTGGTGACGGTCATACTGGCCTAGAGACTCTGGTTAACTTAGAGGGTATCACTCCTAAGAAGACCGAGAGTAAACCAGTTACTTTGACTAACCTAGCTAGTATGATTCAACCAGAGAAAGGTATGACTAGCCTAGTCAATGCTTTCAGTGAACGTAAGCTAGAACTGGAAGAAGTCGGTCAGTTGGTTAGTACCGTAATCTATAACCTACCTAGAATCAGAGAGTTGATAGCTGGCAGTAAGTACAGTGAAGTAGCTGGCCGGTATGTCTGCTATAATTCAGTGTTTTATAAAGGTATGGGTAGGATGATTGACGCTTTAGTTGCTGAGGTTGACCGTAAGAAGAAAGATGAGCAGGACTATTCAGGTATAGTTGCGACGGTCGAACGGTTAATGGTGTCAATGAGTCAAAGTGAAGGCTGGAGTGTTGACGATGAGTTGTGGACTGATAGTACGGTAGATGGCAAGCCTGCTCCAGTAGTGAATAGTGCTGGTAAAGTAGAGAATAAAATCACTACGGTGCGGTGGATGGGAACTTTGCTGTTGCGTGAAGCTAAGCGTCTCCGTGGAGATTCAGTAGGTGGTGAGGATGATATGATGGCGGATGACTGATGGCGGAGAGTTAGACTAGCTAGTCGAATAGTTAGTCGATAGTCAATAATAACTCGACTAGTTAGCCGGCACAGGTTAGCTAGTCGAGTTTAACTTTTTGTGTTTGTAAGGTAGGAGTGAATCAGGTTATGAAGCTTAACAATGATTTCAGAACCAGTCTAGAAATCAAGAAAGGTTGGTGGATTGAGGAACGAGCTACTGTTCCTTGCATCCTCCCAGCAGACGGCCTATTGGCCGTATTCAGGCTAGTAGATGTCGAACTTCTGCTCGATTCTAATTATCCCTGGGTCAAGGAAAGATATCGCAAAGTTTGGTTCTTCAACGGCTCCAAGGACAGGGAAATCGCTGAATCTAGTAATGATCGGGTATATGCTAATCCTCAAATTCTTTGGCGACATTACCTTAGCCTGTAGGAACAAGTATGAAACTTAGAAAGGGTCTGCCTGAAGATTTTCACATTGATATGCGTGGTGGTAAGAGGCGTACTAAGAGGCGAATTAGGTTAGACAGGTACTATCGAATGAGTAAATTAGACTTATTAAACCTCCCAGAGGCGTTAGATAAGCCTATAAAGAAGTCTAAAAAGAAGTTTTCTACTTGACATATGACATACTGCCGAGGGCGCAAAGCCTGTAGTAAACAGGCTGTAGGAAAAGTGACCTATAAAAAAACGCTATCAATGTTCCCCCCGTTACCTGTGATACTGCATTATCCATGCCGAAAATAAGCCTTATACTCATTGGCTTATCTTGGTGGCACGATTTATGCACCTTCCCACACTTACAAGGGCGATTTTCGTTGGCACGATGTGTGATAACGCCCAGATGCGTCTTAAAGGTGGGCATGAACCTTGCAGTGGTAACAGGTGGTTACACCGCGCGACATGCAGCGACATGCAGCGACATAAGGAACACTTGGCACGCTTGCATAGTACTACACTTTTTCGAGGCGCCCTTGGTGTACACTTTGATGGTACACTTATTGCTATATTAGCAAGAATCGTGCCAGACATCATCCTATGCAAGAATCGTGCCAACTGCTTATTTTCTCTTGGCATGGTGCTTGCAATTAGCCGGCTAGCTGTATGCAAGCTAGGCCAAATTGTAAATCAAGCATCGTGCCAATTGCAAAATGAAAACTAGTATGGCATAGATACTGCTAGCTAGCATGACACGTGCCAGTAATTACGTAGTATCCATGCGGCATTTTAGTTTGGCATGACATTTGCCGGCCGGCTAACCCATATGGGTTAACGTTTTGGGTTGGCATGTAGCATGCTTATTGCAGGATTCGTGCCCGTACACCAAAAACATGCAAGTTCCATGCCAAAAATTCAGACATAACTTCCATCCGTCCCCCATCACTCATCCAAAATCCAAAGTCACCCATCCAGCAGAATCAAAGTAATTCTTTATTCAGTAACCTTCTAACCAGCACCTGCGTCTCAGCTTGAACCTTAGACTGTTTCATCTCTTTTTTCTTAGTCGTACTCTGTTTAGCTTTAAACTTATCAATTTCAGCAGCTAACCTGGATATCCGAGAGAACTCATCTAATTCAAACTTCTCAGTTTCCTCTTGCCAGTGAACAGTCCGATGACAGCTATGGCAAACCCAAATCACATTAAGCCAATTCTCTGGTCTATATGAAGTATGATGACCAGATAAAACCCTAACCTGGTTACATACTTGACACTTGACAGGCTTTATTAACCTGCCTTCTTTAACTGCCAGTCTAACAGCATATCGCATTCTACCATAATCATAATCAGACATTCCATGCGGCATGATTCTTGCATCCTATAGAATTGTATTTCCTACCTATATTGACACATTTGTATCGCCCTGTCAATATGCTACTGAGGGCGAAGCTATGTATGTCGTCTGTCAAGTGGAAGATTATTCGATAGAATAAATCGAACCATTCTGAAGGCGAGTAGCCTGAAGAATCTAGGATTATAATCATGCCACGCTCTAAACTAGCTAAATTATTACTGGAAGAACAATCCCAGGTGGAAACCGGCACCGATAATGCTTACAACATTACCAAATTTGGTGTCGAACAACTAACCAACCTGATGTCCACCCTGCAAGACCAACTACATACCTGGGACCCCAATCTCACCAACTATAATCCATTGTTCGAGATAGCCAAGATAGCATTTCTATCTGACAGTGAAGCTATCAAACTGAAAGCCCACAGCGAGATAGCTAAATATGGCTACCCGCAAGTACGTAGCCTGGAAGTCCAAGCTAAGCAGGATAAAAATATCACACTTAAAATTGAACTAGCCGACTATGCACGCTCACGTACCCTGGACTCAGCCGAAATCGAAGAGATAGAAGCTGAAGACGTGGATGAAGCGGGTCGAGATGCAATGGAAAGCTATAACGAGATGGTCATGCGTCAGGCTACGACCGAAGGTCGTAAGCTCTGATAAATTACTGGAGTCTACGACGTTATTAAAGCAAACTCAAATTAAAGGTAGAGATCTTTAAATTGATTATTAATACGCTAAAAGCGTTATTAATGCAGACTAATAAACCTGGAAGAGAACTTTAAGTTGGTTAGATTCCTATGTCCATCCTTCATTTATTAGCCTGGAACCTGGACATCTGTGATGTGGCACTGTTGTTTAGTGTAGGTGGATTTCTTCTAGCAGTAATAGCACTATACCTGGAACATAAGAATAAGCTAGCTATACTGGCAGACCGATTAAGGTGAAAGAGTTATATAATATCGTTATACCTGGTTTTCAAAGTATTTATAACTAATGGATATAACTATACAGCTTCCATTTGAATATACTCCCCGAAGCTATCAAAGGGAAGTATTTGAAGCCTGGAATCGTGGCTATAGGAGATTCATCAGTGTTTGGCATAGGAGAAGTGGCAAAGATAAAACCTGGTTGAATTTCACTATCTGCCGGATGCTGGAAAGGGTCGGGATGTATTGGTATGTACTACCAACCTACGAGCAGGCTCGATTAATCATCTGGGAGGGCATGGGTTCAGGTATCAACGAAGGGTTTCCATTTATCGAACACTTCCCTGAACAGTTGGTGGAGTACAAGAATGACCAGAGGTTGGAAATTGGGCTGGTTAATGGCTCAATCTTCCGCTTGATAGGCTCAGACCATGTTGACAGGATTGTTGGAGCCAATCCAGTCGGAGTGGTATACTCAGAGTTTAGCCTACAATTTCCTTCAGCCTGGGAATTCATCCGACCGATACTCACCGAAAATAAAGGTTGGGCAGCTTTCATCTTTACTCCTAGAGGTCGTAATCATGCATTCTCTCTATGGGAGAAAGCCCACGGAGCTAAAGGGTGGTTCGTAAGCACCAAGACGGTCGAAGATACCAAAAGAGACAGTGAAGAGGAACTAGAGGCACTCGCACCAAATACTCCACCTGAACCCGTCGTATCGGAGTCTATGCTGGATGAAGAGCGCAAATCCGGCATGGATGAGGACTTGGTGCAGCAGGAATACTACTGTAGCTTTGTCGGCTTCAGGGAAGGTTCATATTATGGCCGAATAATAGCTGAACTGTACCAAGCCAACAGGATACGCGAAGTCAGCTGGGACCCTAAGTATGCAGTATTCACGGGCTGGGATTTAGGCATAGCCGACCAGTGTGCCATATGGTTTGCTCAAAAGGTTGGGCGGGAAGTCTTCCTGATTGATTACTATATCAATAACAGTCAGGGTTTGCAGCACTATATTAAAATCTGCAAAGACAAGCCCTATGTCTACAGTAATCATTATGCACCACATGATATTGAAACCCGAGAGTTTACTAGTGGACGGTCGAGAAGAGAGATAGCACGAGATTTAGGGATACACTTTAAGACTACGCCACGTTTATCGGTAGCTGAAGGCATTGATTATACTAGGACCATACTGCCACGGTGCTATTTTGACAAGGTGAAATGTGACCTTGGTATCCGTGCCCTAATCAACTATCATAAGGATTTCAATAATAAATTACTGGATTTCAAGCGCAATCCAGTCCACGATAAGTGGTCACATGGTGCGGATGCGTTCAGATACCTAGCTTTTGGGGTGGAATCGGAAATTGATGAACGCTTCCAGGTTACTGAATATCAGCGAGATTTCAATCCACTGGATACCAGTCATTCACCAGCCAATGATTTCATGTATCCAGGAGTCACTCCGCAATATATCGACCAAATTGGTCGTGGACTAACTGAAGGTCGGCTGGATAGATTCCAATCGGGCAGTCAACTATATACTACTAGACCTCTCTGGGTAGTGAGGGAGGATGAGGTGCCAGATGAAATCTAGCCGGATATACCTATTACTGGTTGTCATATTACTTATACTAGCTACAGCTGTGCTAGCTCAACAGGGACCGATGGGACCACAGGGAGTTCAAGGTCCACCAGGTATGACGGGACCACAGGGAACGGTAGGTCCACAGGGTCCACAAGGTAACACCGGACCACCTGGACCTCAAGGGAGTACAGGTCCACCAGGTCCACCTGGTAGCGGAGGTGGTTCGGCTAACCTGCCACAGTTCATTTATGCTCAGCCGTTTATCCAGTCGAACCCCACTGACCCGCTTCATGCAGCGTTTAAGCAGTGTCCAGCCCAAAACTGGTCATCAGGGATGTCGATTAGTGTTGGTACCACACAGATAACCGATACCAATGGAAATATTGAAGTTGGAAGAACAGCTGGAACTGCATCATCAGGCATTCATCCAGCCTGGAACCCGAATTACTTGGGAATCACTGCCGATGGCACAGGTAGCTGGATTAACATCAGACTTGGCGTGGTTTCATCTACGCCGTGTATTGTTGTTGCCACCCCAGGTAACTATCCCTCTCCTACTCCTCTGTTTGTCGGAGTTGGTGGACCAAATGCAACTCAAGAGTTAATGCTCTACCCTGGAGCCAAGGTTTCGTTCGTTGGCACTGGTAAAGGAGCCGCAGGCATTGTAGTAGCTAACAAAGGTTCGGTGATTGGCTCTAATAGTCAAAATGGTGGCTCAGTTACAGGTAGGTTGGGCACCTTAGATGCTGTGGTTGAGTCATGGTCAGGCTTTACTAATTCAGCTTTGGGCATTACCAACACTAGCACACCCAATATGGATGTGCAAGGTATCTATATTGGAGCTGGTGGAGCGACCGTTAATAAAGCGGTACTATGGGTAGCTGGAGTCGAAGGACAGGGTAGTTTTCAGAATCTTAGTGTTGCACTAGGGGGAGCTAACCAGACCGCTATCCTAGTTGATGATACCAATCAACAGTGGAATGCTTTATTATTTCATAATGTTTGGATATTGGGCAACCACCTAACCGGACTGAACGGGATTGGCTATGATATTGAATGCAATCAAAATTCATCAGGTGGAAGTCAATCTCTTCAAATCATTGGTGGTGCCATTGTTGATTTTGCTGGAACTACACCTGTATGGCTTAAAGTCAACGGGACCGCTGCCGGTCCTTGTAAATCTGTGCTTGATTTGGGTACCTATTTTGAGACTAGTAATCAAACTCCTGGCACGGGAATTGGTATCAGTTTAAATTATGCTACAGACTTTGAAGCTTATGGAATTGAATTAAATGGTGGACCACGATTAGCTCAAGCGGTCAATATTACCGGAGATGGCATGGTTACTGTTAAAGGCTTTTGCTATGCCAATGCCTGTGGCAATGGAACTCAGGTGATTAATAATCACATTACGAATAAAATTGTCACTGGCAATGGTGCATTCACCTATGATTATACACCGACTAGTGGGGCTAATATTCCTCCAGTAATTGATGGAGCACGACCACAATGACATTTGCACAATTACCTGGTTCACCTAAGGTACGTGACTCTTATGATATCACCGATAGTAAGACTGCCACACCTGGAGTGATTGAAGTTGGTGGTGGAGTACTGCTATGCACTGTTCATTGGAATGGTCAATATTGGATAGATATTCCGGCTAATTATCCATATGTACCAGTGTCTCCGATTCAACCTAACACTGGTCTGTTGCAGTACACCGTAGCACAGTTACCAAGTTATTCACAAACGATATTATCTGATACACCAGCAGGCTATTGGCGGCTAGGTGAGGCATCGGGTAACTTTGCCGATAGTTCAGGTAACGGTAATACAGCGACAGCTACGTTTACTGGTACCTATAATATAGCTGGTAGCATTATTGATGATAGCAACGGTGCCATGACTCAAACTGCTGCTACGTCAAGAGCTGTGGTAGCAGCTAATGCATCGTTACCGGCTGGTGACATCATCACGGTTGAGTTTGCCTTTAAGCGGGTTACTCTGAGTACTGCACAAATAGTCATACAGGGCACTGGTACAGGTGCTATTCAGATACAGTTTGCTGCGGCTAATATAATTCAATGCACGGCTGCTGGTGTAGGTACGTTCCTACAGACCACAAGCACTTACACTGATACCAATTGGCATCTATTTCAGATGACCAAGAACGGTGCTGACTCTCACATCTATATTGATGGAGTGGAGCAGGTTGTTACTCGAAATACATTCACTTTAACACCGTCTACTACAGCACTGACCTTGTTTTGTAATTCTGGACTTAATGGTGGCTTCTTAGGCTCACTCGATGAATTTGCCGTATATAATTCATCTTTGTCAACTGCACGACTAGCTGCACATTATAATCAGTGGATAGCTAAGAAAAACGGCAGTATGGCTTATGCTACTGATGGCACACCAGCGAGCAACCCTGTTACTGGGGGTAGTAGCGGAGTTACTGTAACTTACACTCAAGGACACTGGGCAGCAGTTTTATAATATGGGCATATTATTTAGTAAGCCAAGGATTCCCGTTCCACCACTGCCACCGCCACCAGCTCCTGTGCAGAATACTCTGTTGAACTCAGAACTGAGTCAACTTGGTAGGAGACAAGGCTTAGTTGCAGCTATGTTTGGCTATAAACCGTCTTCGGGTACTTCAATAAGCAGCAAGATGACTGGTACTAAGACACGTACAGGAGAATAAATCATGGAACGTAAGCAAGACGGACAACATTACAGTGACCATTATTACAACCCTGGTACTGAATCAGGTATGAAATCTACTGTCTCTGGACCAGCACGAGTTGGGCATGCAAGTGGAGGCGAAACTGCGTCGAGCACGCCTAAGCCTGCTAGAGATTGTATGGTCAATACAACCACCGGCTCCGCTGGTCCAAAGGCAGTAGGTGAAATTACTAGCGGGGACGATAAATGAAACTGGATCAAGAGTGTTCTAGACTTAGATTACTGTTAAAAAGTTTAGAGCCACAAATTAAGCAGTTGCATCATCATATTGATGCTGGTGCAGTTGAAGAAATTCATGCAAATATACAACTGGCACTAAGACATGTTGAAGATGCAACAATGAGATTAGGTAAAGTTATTCAAGCTTATGATGGTGGTAAATCAGTTTACGATGATAAAGATAAACTGAGAGCAGAAGGACAAGATTAGTTCGTAACCAGTGTCAAAGAGTGCTGAAGGAATGGCAGTAGAAGAAGAACGCATACAAGATTTGCTGTATCAATATACCCAATTACTTGGAGTACAGCAAATTTGGTGGATGGAGTGGCAGGAGCTTGCCGATTATATCTTACCACGAAAGAACTCTATTGCTGTACAGCGTATTCCTGGTTACAAGCGTACTCAGCGCTTATTTGATTCCACTGCACCACACGATATGGAGCTTCTGGCTAGTGCTATTCACGGGACTCTCACTCCTAGTTTTACTAAGTGGTTTGCTCTTGAAATAATTGATGAAGATTTACAAAAAGATTATGCAGTGCGAACTTGGCTTGATGCAGTAAATAATCGAATGCGAATTGAAATTAATAAATCTAATTTTAATGCAGAAGGTCATGAACTTTACATAGATATGTGTTGCTTTGGTACTGGATGTTTATATGAAGAAGAAGCTAAAGAAAAAGGCTGGTGGGGTGGACTTAGATTTAGCTCAGTCTCAATTCAAAAATTCGTTGTTGCTGAAGGACCAGACAACCGAGTTGACACGGTATTTAGGACGATTCCAATGTCCACCCATGCAATTAAGGCAAAATGGCCGTCAACGATTCCACAAGAAGTGGTAGAGTGTCCAAAGCCAGATGAACTGTGGGAAGTAATTCATGCTGTTGTACCTAAACAAAGTGGAAATAACCAAGATTATCGATGGGAATCCACATACATACTCAATAAAACCCGCACCATCCTTTCTACCAAGGGTTATTATGAATTTCCTTTTATGGTGCCACGATGGACAAAATATGCCGATGAAACTTACGGACGGGGACCAAGTCACACTGCATTGCCGGATATTAGGACACTCAATAAAATTGTAGAGATGGAATTGAGGAATTTGGCAAAGAATGTTGACCCACCGTTAGGAGTGGTTAGTGGTGAAGTAATTGGTCCAGCTCGAATGATTCCTGGTGGTATCACCATGTTAAAGTCTGGTCGTGAATCATTGTTCCCAATTGATACTACAGGTAAATATGAAGTAGTCAATCTAAAGAAAGAGGAATTGAAGCAGTCAATACATGGTATGTATTATATCGACCAGTTGCAACTACAAACTGGACCGCAAATGACTGCAACTGAGGTTAATGTTAGATATGAAACTATGCAGCGGGTGCTTGGTCCTACTTTGGGACGGATTGATACTGAATTTGCAACTCCGCTTATTGACCGTACTTTCAAGATTATGTACCGAGCAGGGTTATTTAACCCGCTACCTGGAGCGTTGGTTCAAGCGCTTAGAACGAAACCACTCGGACTTCGTATCCAATATGAAGGTCCACTTGCACGAGCACAACGAAGCTCTGATTTAACTGCCACTGACCAATTTATTCAGGGTTTAGAGCCAATCGCTAAACTCCATCCTGATGTAATCGATGTGATTGATTTTGATGAGCTTGCTCGTTACCGTGCTTCAGTGCTTGGTATTCCTTCAGATATTATCCGAGATGCTAAACAGTTGGATGTAATTCGTCAACAAAAACAGCAAGCGATGGAGCAGGAAAAACAGAACCAAGAGGCTATGCAAGTTACTCAGGGAGCTAAGAACCTGTCTCCAGCAGTTCGTTCAATTAGTCAAAAGCCTCAATCAGGCAGTCCACTAGAACAATTGCAAGGAGGAGCACAAGGTGGCAGAGCCTAAAGAAACGCGGAAACAAATGTCAGATGATATTAAACTAGTAGTGGTAATGTTAAAAGCCCATAACGACTTTCTCAAAGCTCTACTAGCTGTACCATCAATTCCTATTCCTTTTGAACAGCATAGTAAATTTATGGAAGATTTAGATGCTATTCATAAGATGATTGATGAGATTATTAGCCAATGAATGGTGTGGATGAATATGAAATTTTATTGGCAAATTATTATTCGGCCTTTAAGACTTCTCCACAAGGCCAAATGGTACTAAAGGATTTAGAAAGTAAATTTTATCGTGCTACATTTATGACTAGAAGTTTTGATAATACTAACATTCTTTTGAATGTTGGTGCGAGAGAAGTTATCGTCTATATTTTGAGCAAGATTGAAGAGTTTGAACTGAACCAGAGGAGTAGAAATGGCGGATAATAATGGTGATTGGAGAGCATCATTACCACCTGAACTTCAGGCTAATGAGTCTTTGACCAGATTTAAAGATGTAGGTGGTTTGGTTAAATCCTACATTGACATGGAGAAGTTTGTTTCTTCTACTGGTCGAGTACCAAAAGACGATTCAGATACGGAATCGTGGAATAGTTATTATAAGCATTGGGGCAGACCGGAGAAACCCGAATATAAGTTACCTGACTTACCTAAAGAATACCAACTGGATGATGCGTTTAAAGGGAACATCCAGAAGTTTGCTCACGATATGGGGTTGAACCAGAAGCAGTTCAACCAGATGATTAACTGGGGTTTACAGCAGTCTCAAGGTATATTTGAATCCCAGCAGAAGTTACGTGCTAGTGAACTGAATGATTTGAAATCCGAATGGGGATTTCGCTATGATACCAACCGAGATAGGGCACATAAAACTGTGGCTATGTTGGTTAATTATCAACGTGACCATCCATTCGTCAAATGGCTCGAATCGACCGGCAATGACGATAACCCTACTGTCCTTAGATTCTTTCACGACTTGTCAAACCGTCTCGGAGAAGACAACTTCGTTGATGAACAGTCAAGAAAAGAAGCTGGAGACCGAGATACAGCGGCTAAAAGAATTCGTGAAATAATGGCTGATACTACTGGTCCATATTTCAAGGAAGGTGACATACGGCATAAAGACGCGGTTGAAGAGATGGCTCGACTTTATGCTTTAGCTTATCCAGAGGAATAATCGTGGCTACGGTAACACTCACCTATATTTGTGACATGTGTTTGAGTTTTAATTGTAACCTGCTCAATACAGCAGTAAATAACACCGTAACTGCTAATGCACTCTATCAATGTATGAACTGTGGTCATCAATTTTATCGGCGAATAACAAATTTGCCGGTTCCAGGCTCATATACTGCAAATTTTTAGGAGTAACTATGGCTGCGGTAACTTGGTACTGCTATTATTGTGGCACTCAAATGACTCTGTTGAATGACCCTGCACAGTTTTATGGCTGTAATTACTGTGGTGCTCGTAATTGGGCACCAGCAGCTAATATTGATACAACGCCAAATGTGGGAGTAATGAAAAGTGAACTGCACGCAATGCAATCGACCCATGCTGCAACTCGGGAGTAGTAGCATGTATTATTGCCCCTATTGTGGCTATCAAGCATTGTTACAGGCTAATGTGATGAATCCTGGTGGACCAGTAGTTTCAGTTCAAGTGATGAACGGTGAGCCATGATGAAGTGTACTATTTGTAATCGTTTATCTATTTTGTGGGGTTCAAATCTATACCAGTGTCCTTATTGTGGACATGCCGAAGTAAAACGTGCCGGAGTAGTAGTTGCACAAACTGCATCGGGAGTAGTCTCGGTGCCGAAGCAATCGCATCCTAAGCATGAGTGATTTATGCCACTTTCAGGGACTGGTCAAAGTATTTTAAATGCTTTTATCCAGGAGTACGGCTCCTCAAAGGGTAAATCCGTATTCTACGCGAAAGAAAATAAAGACGCTAAGTTTGCTCGATTAGTCAAGCATGGTAAAAAGAAGAAGAAACGGAGAACCTGAGGCGGGGACCGTTTGACTTAATCGCTTTAACCTATGGCTCCTGAAAGGGACAAAGCCGTGATAGGACATTACCGGAGGTCAATGTGTCCTTCACGATTACTCAGGCATTCGTTCAACAATATAGGAATAACGTTATACACCTTTCTCAACAGAAAGGTAGTCGCTTACGTTCGACAGTTCGTACTACGCCTAATATCGTTGGACTAAATTACTATTACGAAAGAATCGGTGCGACTGCGGTTCAAGTTAAACAGTCCCGTCATTCTCCTACTCCACTCATTTCGACTCCTCACTCTAGACGTAGGGTGTCAATGAACACCTATCAGTGGGGTGATTTAGTCGATAATGACGATAAGCTAAAGATTCTAATCAATCCTGAATCTGAGTATGCTATTGCTGCCCAAAATGCTTTTGGTCGGGTAACTGACGATATTATTATCGCAGCGATGTTTGGTACTGCCCTTAGTGGACCTGACGGTGCTACTGGTGTAACTTTGCCGTCCACTGGTGGACCGTTAACCACTGGCCAGTATGTGGCTAACACAGCCATTGCCAACGATTTGACCATCAATAATGGTCCAACTGGTGGCACTAATGATGCTTCAACCTTATCACCACAAAGGTTACGACAGATTAAGTATCTGTTTGATGCTCAAGATGTTGACCCTGATGAGGAACGATTCATCTTGGTTAGTCCAGCTAACCTAAAGAATCTATTGACCTTTGTTCAAGTAACCAGTGCAGACTACAACACGGTTAAGGCATTGGCTGAAGGTGCAGTTGATACCTACATGGGATTTAAGTTTATTATGTCCAATCGTATCCCTGTAGTTAATACTGCATCAGCACTAGGTATTACCTATGCACCAATTGGTGGTGTATCGACTGCTGGTAATCGTATGGTAGTTGCTTGGGCACGAGCAGGTATTGGTTATGCACTCCAGGAAGATGTATTGACTGAGATAGCGAAACGACCCGATATGTCTTTCTCTACCCAAATCTATATGGAAATGGTTATGGGTGCTACTCGAATTGAAGAGCCTAAAGTCGTCGTGGCTCCAGTGGCGGAGGTGTAATCATGCCAAGCTGGATTAGTGACCAAATCAACACGATTTATTCTGGTGTACTTGGTGGTACTGCGACTGCTGGTATAGCTGGCGGTCCAGTATTTCCACGTGCAACTGAAGTTCGTGGCATCTTTAAAGTCTACCGCTTTACGGTAGAAAATGCAGCTTTAAACCCACTACCTGGCGGTGCTTCTGGTGTAATGGCTGCGGGTGATACGTTAGTATTAGCCTGGCTAAATCCTACTGAGAGAATTTATTTCGGTCGGCTATATTTTAATGCTTGGACGGCTGGTTTGACTCTTTCAGTCGGCAAGTTAGATAAGAACAATGCAGCTAATACCGATGCAGTGCATTATAAGGCTGCTACTTCAGTAGCGGCGGCTGGTAGTTATGACCTTGACACCAACATGACCGAACAGGTTGGTGCTGACCCACTTGGCGACCAGACTACTGGTAACTTGATTCCGATGTTTGGTTCAGATAAAATCTGGATTACAGCTACTGTGGCTGGCGGTACACCTGCTGCTGGTGCAACCTTAACAGGTTTCATCATGGTAGTTGAAGAAGGTAATTAATCATTCTTGCTGTTATGTGGTCCGGCAAGAAAATCTAAAAAGGAGGAAGACCTATGGAACGCAATAAACGCGGACGTAAACGTGGTGGTCGTCACGCACGTTATTAGTCCGTAGCGGATTCACCGCATTCCCCACACTAGGGAAGGAGAAAGAAGAGTTATTCCATCTCTAACTCGTGCAAACTTTCTTCTTCCCTAAAGGATAATTTATGGGTGCTGGATTTCCTCCACCACATTATCCAGGTCAAATCAGTGGTTCTGAAGGCACTAGGATTGCTGAGACTGATATTGATATAGTCAATACTGCTTTAATCCAGTTAGGGCAGACACCAATTACTGCATTTGGTCAAAATTCTAGTACTGGTTTAATTCTACAAGCATCATATAATCGAAGTCGTGACGACCTGTTACGTCGGCAACCGTGGAATTTTGCTCGTTCATGGTCAGCTTTGGCATCGTTGACTGATGTACCTTTGAATATGGATATTATTCCAACGGCAAGTGATGGACCTGGCTTAGTAACTTATAGTCATGCCTATCAGTTACCGATTGACTGTATTCGTGTATTTCGATTCTCACCTAAAGATGCCCATTGGAGAATTGTCGGTAGGCGAATTTATACTGATGCAGTACCACCATCTACTGTTGGAGTATTATTGGGACTGGAACCATCTAACAGTAATGGTTCAGACAATGTGCCAACTCAAGGTACTATTGGTTCTCCTGTTACTGTTGGCTTGGAATATATCAGTCGAATTACTGACCCTGACCGTTGGGATACTACTTTTCGTCAAGCTTTCGTATTTAAGTTAATGAAGGAAATGGCCTTTGGCATTACTGGCCTGATGCAAGCGTACCAAATGGCTAAAACTGAATATGATGACATAATGAAAGATGCAGCTTCACTTAACGGTATTGAGAATTGGCCTGACCCATTTTGGGATTCTGACCTTAATTCAGTGCGTTACGGATATATCGGGGTCACAATTGAAGGTTACTGATGCCTAAAACTGAATTAATACGGAATAGTTTCACAGGTGGTGAAATCAGTCCTTTCCTATTGGGAAGGTCTGATATGGCTAAGTACCACAATGGCTGTGAATCTATTATTAATTTCTTTGTTCGTGTTGAAGGTGGAATTCAGAAACGTTGGGGTACTCGATATATTATCGATACGACTGGACCTGATAGACTTATTCCTTTTTCCTTCAGTGCAACTGCCAAATATATTCTTGAATTCGGTAATAATTTAATTCAGTTCTATTTCAATGATGGACAAATCCAGTTACCAGCGCCACCACCAAATGTGCCTTATCAAGTAGGTACACCTTACGCTACTTCTGAATTATGGGATATTCATTATGTACAGAACTACAGCACTATGTACCTGTGCCATCCGAATCATCCGCCAGCTAAGCTGGTCAGATTATCTGATACCAATTGGCAATATATCCCATTAACTTTTTACTCACCGCCAGCTATCCAGGCTGACCAAGACGTGGGTACTGCCAAGGGAGCTAATATTACAATAACCGGCGGAGATATAGTTACAGCTAGTAGTCCTGTATTTATTGATGGTGATATAGGTAAAGCTGTCATAGCTGGTACTGGTATTGGCTTCATTAACGGCTATGGTCCAAGTGATACTACTGCAACTGATGGGGGCACCGGAGCTACATTACACACTCAGGTAGTCACTACTGTAACTAGTGCTTTTGATACTACTAGTTATGCTCATGGTAGTTGGTTCTTACGTGGTGGACCTAATGCTTTCTTTTCACCAGGTAGTTTCGATGGTACAGGAACTCCACCTAAAAATCTTTGGTCAGGTAGAGGACCACAAGGTTTTGGTGGCGGATTCCAAGTACGCAGTACCACGGCACATCCAACTGACCATTCCTGGCAGCGTAGTACAGGTTCCGCGTATGTAGACGTACAGTATAACGATGGATTCACTGATGCCTTTCGCCAAATTGACAATGGGTTATTTGTCAACTTTGATGGCGGCTATGCACAAATAGTCAATGTCCTTAATTCAACTACGGTCAATGTTAATATAATAAATATAACTACTGTCACTGAGCAAAATGCCTGGGGTAATCCTTTAGTTGCTCCGGCACCACCTGGTAGTTGGTGGTTAGAAGCTTCGGCCTTTGGTCCAGGTAACTATCCTCATGCGGTAACTCTATATGGTGATAGATTATATTTTGCTGGCACGATGGGAAGTAATCCCAATACTGTATGGGGTAGCAATGTTGGTGATTATGAAAATTTCGCTCTTGGCTCCTTAGCTGATGAGGGAGTCAGATTTACTATTAACAGTGGCACTTTTGAACATATTCATTGGATGACGGTGTTTCAAGGCAGTATTGTAGCGGGTGGAGTTGAGAACGAATATATCATCAATGGTGGAGCTGGTCAACAGATTATTAGTTCCGGTGCTCCTATCACTCCACAGAACATTAACGTCATTACTCAATCAAGCTACGGCGTAGCATCCATTCAACCATTATTGGTAGATAATGATTTAATCTTTATTCAGAAAGCTAAGCTGAATGCTTACCAGTTTGCTTTTAATGCTGTTACTAGTTCATTCGGTAGCCGTGACTTGAATGTACTTAACTCTTTCATAGCTGATGTTGGCTTTAAAGAGTTTACCTATCAGAAACGACCATTCAAGATTCTTTGGTTTGTTGATTTAGCTGGTGACTTGATTGGTTTGACCTATGACAAAGATAACGATGTGTGGGCATGGCATCGACACCAAACTGGAACCGACACTAACGACAAAGTAATTAGTGCGGCTACTATAACAGTTAATCAAGGTACAACTGATGAAACTTGGTTATTGGTACAGCGGCAACGAGAATCAGCTACTCGCTGGTCGATTGAAATATTGACCAGTTACATGAATGTTGATTGTGGACTGTATAATTCATTTAGCAGTCCTGTATCTAGTGTTTCTGGCTTTGGCTATTTAACTGGTAGACCAGTGACAGGAACAGTGGACGGTATGGTGTTACCTACCATAACTATGTCAGGGACTGGTATCTATACATTTCCGCCAGGTTTAACAGGTAAAGTTGTTCAATTAGGCTTAGCCTATACCTCAACTGCTGTGACAACTAGACCTGAGCCACGAGCTACAATCCAGGGACTGTATAAACGGTGGCTGAAGTTATGGGCTAGGTTATACTACACTGTAGGCTTGTTTATCAATGGTCAAGAAGTATATTTCATGAATCTAGATACAACGTTAATGGTTGGTAATCCCGCTGTAACTGGTGACGTACAAGTGAATAACTTGGGTTTTGACCGTGATGGACGAATAGTATTGGTGCAGTCCTACCCATTACCAGCACACATCTTAGGGGTATTTGGACCAATTGAAGTCGGTGAAGTATGACATTTAGACAGTATCTTAAGGGAGACTTGTTCCAGGTAATAGATAAAGATGCTGTGGTTAAATTTGAAGTTCCCTTTATCGATGATATAGATGAATCATTATCCTGGACTGCTACTAACGGTAATTTTTTCGTATTAGGCTGTGGTGGCTTTAGACGATATTGGTCAGGTGTATTTGAAGCCTGGTTAGCCGTTAAATCATCGGATATAGCTTATCAACATAAAATTCAAATGGTAAGGTTTATTAAACAGCGATTTAAAGAGCTATCTGCTCATAGAATTCAGGCTACAATTAGCTCCAAGAGAATAGTTGATATTGACTTCATTCAGTATCTTGGATTTCAGCGTGAAGGTATGCTACGGAAATATGGTCCAGATAAATCGGATTACTATCTCTATGCACTGGTGAAATAATGTCATTTTTAACGGTATTATCAACAGCCTTATCAAAAGTTACGCCATCAGCTTCAACCGTAATGGCTGGTGGTACGTTTGGATTAGGTACAGCAGCATCAGTAATTCAGGGACTTGCCCAATATAATCAAGGTCAATTTGCTAAAGAAGTAGCTGGCCGACAGGCTGGAGCTTTAACTATCCAAGCTCAACAGGTTCAACAACAAGCTGGAGCACAGATAGCTGAACAAGATTACAAAGCAGCACATATTATATCTTCAATGAGAGCAGGTACAGGTGCTTCAGGTATAACTGAAGAAGGTTCACCTGCTACTGTAGAAGCTACTTCGGTTGATGAAGCTCGGTTGAATGATATGTATGCCAAGTATGCGGCTAACATACAGTCAACTAACCTTTATTATCAAGGGCAGATTGATGTAGGTGAAGCTCAGCAAGAAGCTCAAGCAGCAACTATGGGTGCAATTGTTACTGGAACCACCGGAGCAATTTCATCTGGCATTGATGCCTGGGCTTTGCATTCTAGAACTAATTCATATGGTTTAACCCCTGGTAATCCCTAGTGGCTGAACTTGAAATAGCTCCTGAGCACCGACAATTCGTTGGTCCCTCTCCGTCGTTTCCATCCTCTACTCCGGTACAGGAAGAAATACAGCGGTCTGCCCAACAGACTGATGCTACGTTACATCGAGCTAGCACGTTGTTAGCTGCTATTATGAAACAACGTGAATCGTTAGCTGGAGACCAGGCTCAGTTAGATTTCGCGAACCAGGTTGATGCTTTAGAAACTAATCTTATCAATATCCAAGATATACCGACTCGAAGTCGGATGTATACAGAGGGTGTTAATAGTATTGTCGATGGATTGAATAAACAATATCCAGGTATGTCTCCAACAGTAGCTAAAACTATTGGAGTAGCTGCTTCACACTATAAGCGTCAATACTACTTGAAGGGTGTTACTGACCTAACTCACCAACATGCGGCTGATTTTAAGGCTTACCTTAAAAATCTCAGCAAGACTGCTGCTTTAGCTAAATCAGATGCCGAAAGCCATGCCCTGTTAAAGAATGGATTGGATGCAATTGACCGTGAAGCTCAGTCGGGGTTAATCTCTCCTAATGAAGCAGCACTTGCTAAAACTACTTTCCTGCACGACACTAAATTAGAACAGGCTAATTATTTACTTGAACAGGCTACTCATCCAGTTAATCCTAATTTACAGTCTGAACAAGCTTTAATGAATTTAACACCGGAGAACTCTGGTTTACACCCGCAAGAGTTGCAGAATTTAAATGAGAAATTACTGCATTATCAAAACCAGGTATTAATGAAGGGTAATCAGGAATATACCCAAAGACAAGCTCAAAATTATGATAGACTGGTAAAAGGTCAACAGACTCCTCAACAATTTATTAAGAATGGTGGTTCACCAGAGAAAGCTAAAACAGTGGTATCAGGCTTTGTACCAAGCCCTGAGGTTGATACTGGTATCGTGGATAATTTTGTTGCTGACATGCATACAATTACTAACCTGCATGATTTAGCTGATTGGGAGGCTCATAAGCTAGATACAGCTACGATGACTCCAACAACTAGGGCAGCGATTAAAAATGAAGTTGACCAATATAAGAAAGAGCTTGGCACTGTTAGCGGCAAAGAAGACGTTGACCTAGCAAGTAGATATCGAGAAGAATTTGCTACTTTAGACCCTGACTTTGGTACTTCATACGATGAAAATAAACAGCTATATATTGATTCAGAGAACGAATTAAAGGCATCGCTCAAAACAGCTAAAGATATATCAGAGAAATATAAAATACTAAACGACAGTTTGCAGTCTATCTATAAACATTTTGCTCCTGATATTGATGCAATGGCTAAGGCATTTGTTCGTCGTGGCCGACCAATACCTCCACAAATAAAACAGATGCTGAAGAAGGTTCAACCATATCTACCCAAGGAATCAACTGCACCAACGACAACTCCAACACCTAAGCTAATACCTAAGCCAACACCTGAAGCTACTGGACCAACACCTTCGGCCGAACCAATTCCAGCACCTGAACCGACTCCAGGTGCATACGCTACACCACCAGGATTTAAAGGTGAATATATAGATGGTCATCCAATAGGTTATCTAGGACACGGTAGTGCACCACCTACTATAGAAAGTGCAGGTGGCACTAAAATAATATCCGACGAACCCACAGCAGTTCCAACAGTCCATATAACCCCTACAGTTCATATCCACAATGCACCAACTGAAATACATAATGCACCAGCAGGTGGTGGAGCTGAAATTAAACCAATGGTAGGTGGTGAACCTGAAGCTGAGATGAGAGCCGAACCGACCCCAGGCTATACTGAAGAAGATGAATTAAAATGAGTGAAGCTGACGACCACTACCTACAAGCTAGTGAATTAGCCAGTAATCAGCGTAAAGGTTTGACTGAAGATGAATCTTTATCTCAGGCTTACCAAGAGCAAGGTATTAAAGGATTTATTACTAAACCCCTGTCCTTTAACGAACAGTTATTCATTTACAGCTTAATGGCTTTTCCAGGAACTACTGTAGGTGCAACTGCTGGTGGTTGGTTATTAAGGAAATCAGCAGAATTTTTGGCTCCTAATCATCCAACCATCCAAGATGTTGCTGATTTTGCTGGTAACATGTTAGGTGGTGCCGCAGGTTCTGTTGGTAGTATAGAAACTCTGATAGATTTAGCTAAAGGTGAAGAGCCAAATGCAATAGATGCAGTTAGGAAGGCTCTAAAGAATAAAGAGATTAGACGTGATGCAATTAAATCAATGCAGGAAGCTACTGATAGAGCTGAGTCTATTGCAAAGAAAATTCTCCAAGCATCAACTGAAGACGCGTTAAAAGATAAAATTAGTATGTATGATAGAGCGGTATTTCATTTAAAGAATCCACAGATGGCATTGATTAATGCTCAGTTACTGAATCCTCGAATAGTTCTATCTAAAGCTATTACTGACGCTTTGAATGCTCAGGTACAAACTCTATTTCGTGCCATCGGGGTCGGTATGGAATATGGCACTAGAGCTGGTATTAATACTTTAGTTGCTTCTGTACGTGGACAACAAGAGGCTTTGAAAGATGGTTTTAAATATCTTGCTAGAAGCATGTGGGAAGATGAGCCAGTATTTCAACAAGAGTTTTTAGGTCAGTTTGAAAAGAATGCTGGATTCGCTATGGAGCAGTATCCAGACCAGCTCTATAGCAGTGCTTTTCGTTATCTTGGTGCCTTAGGTGGACTTGGCCGTCGTTCAATTACCGCCATCGACCAGTTTAGTAAAACACTGGCCTTTCGTGCCGCTTCACGAATGATTACCTATCAGGAAGGTTTATCTGAAGCTGAACGAATGGGGCTTAAAAGCTGGGGAACTATCGACCATTTTGCTACACAGTATTCTGAACACCAAATGGCACATATGTCTGATGCAATGTTTGACCGTGTAACTCATCTAATGCACAGCTACACTTTTACTGACACTACTAAGCTGACCAAGGCAATGTCCAGCTTTGCCAATGTAAATCCTATTCTTAGAATTGCTTTACCCTATACCCGTACACCAGTTAACCTAATGACCGAAGGATTATTTCTTAGTCCTTTGGCTCCGATAACAGGAGCATTTTGGCGTGGTGTTCGTGGTGCTGATGCAGTTGAACAAGATATAGCAATGGCTAAGTGGGCACTCGGCTCACTAACCTGGGGTGTCTTAGGTCATTATGTAGCAAACGGAACCCTGGTAGGTAATGGACCACAAGGACCAGGTAGACAGTATTGGCCTTATCGACATCGACCTAATTCATGGCGTATGGGTGAGCACTCCTATGGATTCAATCACCTGGGACCATTTGGTGATACCTTAGCCCATGTTGCTGATGCTTGGGAAACCTATTACATGACCAATGACCCTAATGTTCAGCATAAATTAGCCCAGGCTGGAATCAAACTATCAGCCGAGATAATTCAGAACAATGATTACATGGAATTCTTTACTAACCTGGTTCATGCTTCTGATGGAATTGCTCGTGGTAATACTAAAGCACTCACCGAGTTTCTCGGTCGTGAATCAACTGGATTCTTACCTGCTCCAGTTAGAATGTTAGACCATGTAATATCACCAGGAGAACATCAGGCACAGACCCAAATAGAAGAGATGAAGCAAAACATCCCCTTCTATTCGGCTACTTTGCCATATAAGCGTGACCAATGGGGTGAGATAGTCTATCCACCAACGGCTGGTACGGCTGGAGATTTATTATCCGCACCTATTCGTGCTTATAACGAACTTAGTCCAGTACCAATCTATCGAAACCAACAACTAGACCCGGTGGAGATTGAGCATTATCGTCTTGGTATAGCTCACCGTGATGTACCTAACTTCATTTATAAACGTGGAGATGATACAGTACCATTGACTCCACAAGTCCAAGATGAATGGCGGCAGTTGATGGGTAATCAGGTAACTGATGGCTATGGTCGCAATCAACATGATGCTTTAGAGGACACTATAAACAGTCCAAGTTACCAGAATCAAGATGATTTTATTAAAAAGAAAAGATTAGATGATGTTCACAGCCAATATTTTCACCGAGCTAGAGCACAGATTTTTAAGAATTATCCTGATATCCATGCTGATGTAAATGCCGCTCGACACATTCATCCTGACCCGGTTGAAATTGACCCTGTATGGAAGGCACGGGTATTAGCAGAACATTCCGGTGAGAATGCCGGTGAAATACCAACGGGAACCAAATGAGTGTAACATCAATAACTTCATCTCAACTCTATCTAGCAGATGGTTCAACTACAACTTTTCCTTTTCTTAATTATTTCATCAACCAGCAGGATTTACTGGTTCAAAGCATAGATGGAGTTGGTAATGTTACCACCTATAACTTGAACAGTGACTTTGTAGTTACTGGTACACCTAATGCCATCGGAGATTATCCAACTGGTGCCAATATAGTATTTAACGTAGCACCAATAGCTGGTTTACAGTTACAAATTCAACGGATAACTAATCGAACACAAGATGTGGTATTCTTTAATAACGGACCACTGACTGCTGATGTATTGAATCATGCCCTTGATAAACTTACTCTACTGGTTCAAGAAGGATTTATTGAAGGCTATAAAGGTACTGCACTCGGACCACCAACATCATCAACCATACTATATCTTCAAGGTGACTGGTATAAAAATTCAAATCCAACACCAGGCTATGTCTGGGGTTGGACATGCACTACAGGAGGTTCACCAGGTATATGGGTTCCATTCGGACCTATTGGTTTAACGGGCTAATATTACTGATACTACTTCTATTTGCCACCCCTTGTCATGCTGGAACACCGATGCACTGGCAAGGGGATTCTTTTACCTATATACCGCACAGTTATTCGGAACTGTATAACTATAACGGTCGAACTCAATACTGTAAAGATTGCCAAATTACCAATCCATGCTCGGCTGGTGGTACTGGTACCTGGGCATTTAATATCAATGGTACTTGGAACTGTAATGGATTAATTCCGCCTACGACACCTGTTACCAGTGGCATGTATAACTTCAATAACATTGTCAATGTCATGGCAGCACCGTTCAACGCCAAAGGTGACGGTGTAACTGATGACACGGCTGCACTACAGGCTGCTATCAATGCCACACCGGCTGGTGGCACGGTTATCTTTCCCGCACGACCATGTGGCAGTCCCTATGTCATTACGGCACCGATTCACCCTTTAGTTGGTACTAATGGACAGACTGCTCATTTACTTGGACAAGGTTGGAATAGCATTGTTAACGATGTATTTGGTGGCACTGGACCATCCAGTTGGCCTACGCTAAATAATCACTGTGGTTCAGTTATTTATCAAAAAACTGCTGGTCAAGATGGAATAGATTTAGGTGTAGCTGCTACTCAGGCTGCACCTTATTTTGTACGAGATTTAATGATTTTAGGACCAGGCTCAGGTGTGTCTAGCGGCATTGCTATGGGTAAGCCAGGTAGCTTTGGCACTCCTGCTAGTCACCTAGAAAATATATTGATAGCTGATTTTGCTGTTGGACTTCAGCTGAACAACACTGAAGATAGTGGATTCTATGATTTACGTACTAGAGGTTGTTCTAATGGTATCGTAGCTTCAACTTTGCCATCTAATCAAAATAACTTCTATAATCTTGAATGTAATACTGATACTCAATGTGTAAATTGGCAGTCAAGTGGTGACACTAATAATTTTTTCGGTGGTTTAGTTCAAAATGCTACACTAGCTGGATTCATATTTGGTGCTGGAATTCAGAATAGCTCTATTATAGGATTCCATTTTGAAAATACCTCAATGACTAATGACGGTATCCAGATAAATGGTTCATCTGCTAATGGCACCAGTAATGTTATCACTGGTAACAGGTTTGCTGATGCTGCATCGTCTACTGATATTCATTTGACTGGTAGTCAAGCAATATTCAATACTGTATCTTCTAATTTTGCTTCTAAAGGTATAACTGAAGACGGCGGAGCAGGTAAGAATATATTTATAAATAATCGTGGTGGAACTTTCGCATTAGCTGGTACCAGTATTCATCTTAATAATTCCGGCGACCAAACTACCTTTACACCGTTTTTCAGTATGTCATCTACTCCTGTAGCTAATTGTCCAGGTATCACTGGCGGTGGTGGAGCTTGCAATAAGGAAGGTGCATTATGCGCAGTAACTGATAATTCTACTGCCTGTGCCTTTGGTTCCACCATAGCAAGTGGTGGCACTCATCATGGATTAGCCTACTGTGATGGAGCTAATTACGTTCAACTGTCCTGTCGTTAATGAAACCATTGTTCCCATTCGTCTCCTAAAATAGCTGCACCAATGCTGTGCTTCTCTTGGAGTTTAGTTAGTATACGGTCTTCGATAGTATTCTCAGTGATTAAATCAATATAGGTCGCTTTATTAACCTGGCCGATACGATGTAATCGGTCTTCGGATTGAATTCGATGTTCCAGGTTAAATGAATTATTAAAATAAATTGCATAAGAGGCTTCAGCTAAAGTAAGACCAAAACGTGCCGTAGCTGGATGAGCCACGATTACTTGAAGTTTACCTTGGTGGAATAGTTCTATATCACGATTACGGTCGGACATATTAACTTTGCCATAAATAATACCAAAAGGAATTTTAGCTCTTAATAATAAATTTTCTAGCATACGAATATTGCCAATATAACAGGACCAGATAATAACTTGTCTATCAGCAATTTCATTTTGTAATATTTCCAGTAAAGTTGAATATTTATTACAATCAACAAATGACATAGCAGATATAATTAATCCATTAGCTATTTGGTGAAGTTTTTCTAATTGAACTAAAATAGTTGAAGCAAAAGTTTCTTTACCTGAACCTTTAATTAGTGCATAGCCTTCATCTCGCATTTGTCGGTACATTAATTGCTGCTCTTCAGTCATTTCAACATAGCGGCGGGTATGAATTTTATCAGGTAAATCTAGACAGTCCTTCTTTAATATTCGACTGGAATATGGCTCAATCAAAGCCTGTAGTTTGTCAATATTCTTAGGTCCAATTGAAATAGTTACACGATTATCTAGTTTACGTGTAATACAGAACTCATTACGAAATGAATAAAATGATTTATGTCCAGTTATACCTGATTTAAGAAATTCCAATTGAGTATATAAATCTTCTGGTGACTTTAATACTGGAAAACCAGAGAGAATTCTTTTGTAATTAGCTAAGTGACTAAGAGCTAGGATTTGTTTAGTTCGTTTAGCTCGAGGTGATTTAATTGTAGTGGATTCATCTATGAACCATGCGGTAGGCAAAATAGAACATATTCGATGAGCAAGGTGATATATTTTGGTATGTGAGAAAGCTTCAATATTAGCGATAAAAACTAATAATCGAGTTTTGGTTACTTGGGTCAGATAGCTACCTATAATTGTAGAATCTTCTCGACCAATACCTCCAATCCACTGAATAAGTCTGAAATCTACATCCATATAGTACTTAAATAATGTATCGACCCATACTGGTTTCAGTACCGTCTTAGGAGCGGTAATAATTAATGCTTTAATCTTTTTTTGTTGGTATAGATACTTAGCTGACTCCAAAGCCAGAATAGTCTTACCTGTACCAGTCTCTAAGAAAAAAGCATAAACCTGCTTATCCCTAGATAAATTAAACACCATGGACTGGTGGTCATATAACTTTATCCCTGGACTCTGCCGTATATTTTTACTATGATTTCCCATTGTTTCATACTCAAAAAAGTTTCTTTACCATATTTCTGCCAACGCTTGTAATTATCATCAGCAAAATCTTTTTCCCACTGGTTAAGCTTCTCGTGGTTATTGTTGATGCATTCCAGCATCTCTTCTAATTCTTCATTCTGGTCATCAGTTAGAGTCATATTGAAATTTTAATCTCCTTTTTCTTTTTAACTTCAGTTGACATAAGTTCGTAAGCTAATAAATCAGCTGTAGTTGGAGTTTTAACTATTACGTAACCCCATTGTCGTAAACAATATCTAGTAAACCCATCTGGTCCATAAGCAATTGTTCTATTGAGCATTTGCTGTGTCATGTTCCTCCATTTCTTCACATCTACTGAAGATACTTGCCTAGATAAATGCTTTATTTTTCTTACCATGTTTCTTCTCCTTCTTTGGCTTAATAAACCCAATTATCATATTATTGGGATTAGGAGTACTAGACATCTTCTTAAATAATCGTTCTGGTGTAAGTTTAGCTTTAGGATGTACTGGCATTTGGTTCCTTTCGTCTATCTTAATTTTCATCCACACTGCATCCAGTTTAAACCTGGTTTCATATCCACCCGTACTGGAAAGTCTAGCTCAAAAGCATCCTCCATTATTACCTGGATATCCAAGTCAACCTCCTGGTTAATTTGGTCTTCAGTTAATTCATACAACAATTCATCATGCACCTGTAATAGTGGCACTAGGCCAAGTTGCTCATGTATATTAATCATAGCTTGTTTAGTTTGGTCAGCCGCACTACCCTGAATCAGGTGATTAAATGAATCATTAGCACTAGCACGATTAAACTGTAATCGACGACCACCTATGGTTCTAATCCAACCACGACCATTAGCTATAGTTAAACAATGGTCCTTTAGTGGTTTCAACCACTTAACTGTGTCTCTGAACTGCATTAAATATTGAACTGACTGCTTCATATCTATGTGCATCATACGAGACAGTTTTTCTGGTCCCATATTATAGCAGGTAGCTAGGGTAATAGTTTTAGCTGGGAAGCGTTCAATATTCATTGAATTTTGGATTGGTTGGTAGAAATCAGCGTCAGGACTAGTATATAAATCTCTCCACTTCTGTATATCAGATAGATTAAGTTTCGATGCGTAATGCAGCATCAATATTGGTTCTTGTTGTTTGTAATCGAACTTGACTAGTATTTTGCTATCATCAGGTATAAAAGCAGACCGTAATAAATTACCTTCAGAACTTCGGTGAGGTATCTGTTGAACATTAGGATGACCAGAACTGAATCGACCAGTAATAGTGCCACCATACTCACTACGACCATTAAAGAAATCTGGATGTATCCTTTCATTCTTGATATAATTCCTAATACCAACACAAAAGGTATTAATCAGCCGATGTAATTTCCTTGCCGTATGTAATGCAATTACCTTAGGGTCGGTTATCGATTCTAAGAACCAAGTAGGAAAGGAGGCAAAACCACTGGTATGACGTTTGGTAGGCTTAGTACGTGGATAACTTATACCTAGCCGGTTGAATAGCTCAACTATCCTAGCATTAGCCCATATATCATCGATTCCACATAAACCTAACTGATAATTTAATAAACGAGTAAATTCTCCCTGTAGCGCTCCTAATTGTATTTCATTAATCCTAATTCCCTTATGCTTCATTTTGACTAGGATTGGAATTAAAGCAAATTCTCTATTAGCTGCATCACTATTACGATGGGTAGCTAAGCGGTCATCTAGTTTAGCTGTTAACTCTACGTCTTGACAACAATACTGAGCCACGGTATTAATTGGTAAATCAGGTAACTTCTTAGGGTCAATAGGAATTTTCATGCCTAATCCCATCGTCTTAGATAAATAATCTAGACTATATGAGCTACTGGTATTATGGTCTAACTGAGCCATGATAAGTGTATCACGTATCTTACCGGCATGATTGAATCCCATACTGTGATTAAGCCAGCCGATATCGTAAGGAGCGTAATGGCATACAATATCCACAGTAGCAGGAATGCTGCGGAGATAAGTACGGACTGCATCATTGTCGTAGTTAACTTCTCGGCGATGGCGAAGCGGATAATACTGCGCTGGCTCATTATCAAGCTTAATCCCAATACCAAGTATATATCCCAGGTCATAAATATAACTTACACCTTTATCTAACAATAGCGGGTCGTAGGTTTCGATATCAATTACGATACGTTTAGCCTGGTCAGTTCTGGTGAATTGCCCTAGCATCAAATAGCTCCTTCCAACGGGTATCAGCTACATCCCTATAATATCGACTACTTAAAATAATATAGTAATAAATATTAGCACATTGACGACTAATAAGTGTTACTTCTCCTATTTCCCTAAATGTCAGATTAAACCGTGTTCG